CCAAATCGGATTTGGATTACACGCTGGACGTAAACAGAGTATTCGACAACCTATACGCAGGTAACGGTCATGATGAAGAAAACCTCTAAGATGTACGCCGGTGGCGGCAAGATCAAAGCCAAGAAGCATGCTGACGGCGGCGCAGTTATTGCTGAGATACCGAAGGGCTTGGGGCCAAAGCACAACGCCACTTTGAGCAGGACCATAAACAAAGTCGCCCTAGCTAATCAAGAGCCGGGAGGCGCCTCACGGGCTTATATCAGTGGACCGTCATTGTCTATAGAGGAAAAAGCACCCAAATCCAGCATCAAGCCGAAAAAAGATCCCGGCAAGATGAAGGGTGGCGGAAAGGTCAAGGACTCTAAGACGGGGGAGATGAGGCCCGCGTTCTTGGTGGATCAGAATGGCATGAAAATGGGCGGTGTCACAGTGCCCAAGACCAAGGGCTACTTCAAGGGCGGCAAGATTAAGTAATGGCCATTGATCGGGCAATGATGCCCTTGGCTGAGGAGCCGGAAGCGTCTGCGCTGGAGATTGTCATAGAAGACCCCGAGTCCGTGGGTATTTATGATGAGGAAGGCGGCGTACTAATAGACTTAGACCCAGACGCGGGGGAGCTTTTAGGCGCCAAGCATGACTCCAACCTCGTTGAGTTCTTGTCGGATCAAGATCTTCAGCTTCTTGCCGGCGAGCTGGTCGCCTCCTTTGAGGCCGACCGGAATAGCCGCGCAGACTGGGAAGACTCCTATGTTCGCGGGCTAGACCTGCTTGGACTCAAATTTGAAGACAGATCAACCCCGTGGGAGGGCGCCTGTGGCGTATTCCATCCCATGCTGTCTGAGGCGGTAATCCGCTTTCAGGCCCAGACGATACAAGAGATATACCCTGCAAGTGGACCGGTCAAGACGACCATTGTCGGAAAAATCAACGACGAAAAAACCGAACAGGCCCATAGGGTTCAGAATTACCTGAACTATTTGATTACCCAGCGCATGACTGAGTATCGCACTGAGACAGAAAAGCTACTGTTCTCATTGCCCATCGCTGGATCAGCTTTCCGCAAAGTCTACTACGACCCGAATATGGGGCGTCCGTGCGCGATGTTTGTGCCGGCAGAAGACTTTGTTGTGAGTTATGGGGCCTCTGACCTGTCAACTTGCGAACGCGCCACTCATGTGATGAAGCGGAGCGCGAACGAGATTCGTAAGTTGCAGGTGGCAGGTTTTTATGCCGACGTTGACCTGCCGCCCCCCTCTCCTGACATATCAGAAATACAGCAAAAGTATGACAGGCTGACTGGGGACTCTGATAATTACGAGTATGACAACCGGCACACCTTGCTGGAAATGCAGGTCAACATTGACCTGATCGGATTTGAAGACACGGACAAAGGCGTTCCCACGGGGATTGCTTTGCCTTACATCGTTACGATTGACAAGTCATCAAGAACGATACTGTCGATCCGGCGCAACTGGTACGAAGACGACCCGTTAAAAATGCAACGGGAGCACTACGTTCACTACCAGTATCTGCCGGGGCTAGGGTTCTATGGGTTTGGCCTTGTCCACATGATCGGCGGCTTGTCCAAGTCTGCGACCGCAATACTTAGACAATTAGTGGACGCGGGAACTCTTTCCAACCTTCCGGGCGGTCTCAAGTCTCGCGGCCTTAGGATTAAGGGCGACGACACTCCGATTATGCCCGGAGAGTTCAGAGATGTTGACGTTCCCGGCGGCGCCATTAGGGACAATATCGCATTCCTGCCCTACAAAGAGCCGAGCGGTGTTCTTTATCAGCTACTTGGTGACATCGTGCAGGAAGGCCGCAGGTTTGCTTCTGCGGCTGATGTAAAGGCTTCTGACATCAACGGCGAGGCCCCCGTAGGCACCACGCTGGCTGTGCTTGAGCGCGAGATGAAGGTGCTAAGCGCGGTCCAGAGTCGTGTTCATGCCGCTGTGTCAAAGGAGCTAAAGATACTGGCCGAGCTGGTCCGTGACTATGGCCCTGAGGTTTACCCCTACGAGCCAGATGAAGATCCGGTTGTCAGGGCTGATTTCGATGACCGTGTGGACATCATCCCGGTCAGCGACCCCAATGCGGGCACGATGGCGCAGAGAATTATGCAGTATCAGGCGGCACTGCAACTTGCCTCTCAGGCGCCGCAGATGTACGACCTGCCCCTGCTTCATAGGCAAATGCTGGACGTTCTGGGTATTCAGGATGCAGACAAGATTATTCCGCTTGAGGATGACATTAAGCCGACCGATCCGGTCAGTGAAAATATGAACATCCTGAACGGAGAGCCTGTGAAGGCATTTATTTATCAAGACCATGAGGCCCACATACAGGTCCACATGGCGTTGACGGAAAACCCTGAAGTGATGGAGCTGATGTCGAAAAGCCCCACCGCTCAAGCGGCTCAGGCCGCGATGGCGGCGCACGTTTCAGAGCACGTTGCTTTTGCTTATCGGCAGAGGATCGAAAAGGAGCTGGGCGTAGAGCTACCTGCTCCGGGTGAGCCGTTGCCAGAAGATATTGAATACCGCCTCTCTCGTCTGGTCGCCCCTGCGGCGGCTCAGGTCACGGGCAAGGCGCAACAGCAGGCTCAGGCCGAAAAGAATGCTCAACAGCAACAAGACCCCGTCATCCAGATGCAACAGAAAGAGTTGCAGATCAAGGAAGGCGAGGCAATGGCCAAGGTGCAGACCGAAATGGCCAAGATCCAAGCAGACTTGCAGAAAGCGCAAGGCAAGGCCGCGCTGGATATGGAAAAGCTCCAGACTCAAGAGCGCATTGAGGCGGCGAAGATTGCCGCCAAGATGGACTCCGTGAAAGACAACAATCGCTCCAGAGAGGAGGTTGCTGGCTTTCAAGCAGGCTTCGACATCGTAAGGGACTTATTGGATGACGACAAACCGGGCAAGTAACAACCTGCTGTCCGCACTACAAAACCAGTATCGCAATCACATGAATGAGATTACTGATCACATCGCCACGGGCGGGTGCAAGGACATGAACGATTACTCTAAATGCGTAGGCATTATCGAAGGACTGGCCTATGCAGAGCGAGAGCTACTCGATCTAAATCAAAGAATAGATCGTGAATAAATTCACCGCATGATGCGGTGCTGGGCGACTCCGAACGCCAATTTTCGGTGCGTGGAAATGATGACTTATGGAAGAGCCACAAAAGGCAAGCCAGCTCCCTGACCCCAAGGGATACAAACTACTTATCGCATTGCCAGAGCCTGACGAAAAAACGGAGGGCGGAATCATTAAAGCAAAGCAGACGATGCAGGTCGAGGAGATCGGCTCTATTTGCGGCTTTGTTTTAAAGATGGGGCCGGATGCTTATCAGGACGAAAAAAGATTTCCCAATGGTCCCTACTGTTCAGAGGGCGACTGGGTGCTCATGCGTTCGTATAGCGGCACCAGATTTAAGATTCATGGTAAGGAGTTTCGTTTAATTAACGATGACAGCGTTGAGGCTGTTGTCGAAGATCCTAGAGGGGTTGAAAAAGCATGAGCGAAGAACAGGTAGAAACAGGGGAAGGCATGTCCGCTGAGGACAAGTTTTTTGGCGTCAAGGCGACTTTTACTAAAGGGCAAAAGCCGGAAGCAGTGGATCTTGAGGTGGTGGATGATAGGCCACCCGAAGACCAGCGACCTGCCTCAAAGTCAAAAAACGCTTCCAGTGAGGACGACGAAGAGCTTCAGGGCTACAGCGATAAAGTCAAAAAGCGCATCAACAAGTTGCGTTACGAGCAACATGAGGAGCGCAGGCGACGAGAAGATGCTGAGCGCATGCGTGAGGAGGCTATCCGCGTTGCCCAGCAGTTGACGGAAGACAATCGTCAACTTCAAAGCATCTTGCGCCAAGGTGAAGGCGCTCTTCTTGGTCAGACCAAGAGCAGAGCTGAGATCGCGCTTCAGCAGGCAGAATCCATGTTGCGCCAAGCGGTAGAGGAGGGCAACACTGACAAGCAGATTGAGGCTCAAAAGCTACTAAACAGAGCGCAGTTTGACTTGGACGGTGTGTCACAGCGCCTAACCCAGTACGAAGGCGAGCGGCAAAGAGTGCAGAGAGCACCGCAACCGCAACCGCAACCGCAACCGCAACCGCAACCGCAGGCGCAACAGCCAGCGCCACGACCCAGAAAGCCCAGCGAAAGGGCGATGAGCTGGGCAAGCGAAAATACTTGGTTCCAGTCAGAGGACCACCCAGAAATGACGGCCTATGCTTTCGGCGTTCACCAGAAAATGGTTACGCAGGAAGGCATTGATCCTGAGTCTGACGAGTATTACGAGGAGCTGGACAAGCGCGTCCAGACCAAGTTTCCAGAATACTTCGGAGAGGTAGAAAGTGGCTCGACAGATACATCTGTCTCCTCGACCTCCCGAAGCCCCTCCGTGGTGGTGGCGCCGTCCGAAAGGAATAATGGTGCCAAACCACGCAAAGTGAGGTTGAGCCGCACCCAAGTCGCTCTCGCAAAGCGCCTTGGTTTAACCGTCGAACAATATGCCAATCAACTGTTCAAGGAGAACTGATCATGGCTGAAGAGCGCACACAGCGGGCAAACGAGGCCCGAGAAGTTGAACAACGACCGTCTGATTCGTGGTTGCCAGCCTCTGTACTACCAAACCCAGCTCCGCAAGACGGATGGGTATTCCGGTGGGTACGCACTAGCACATTAGGGCACGCAGACAACACGAATGTTTCTCAGAAGTTTAGAGAGGGCTGGGTTCCTGTTAAGGCAGAAGACCATCCTGAACTAGAGGTCATGTCTGATATTGACTCGCGATTCACGGGCAACATCGAAATCGGCGGCTTGCTTCTTTGCAAGGCACCAGCCGACAAGATGAAGGGCCGCGAAGAGCACTTCCAGAGAATGGCTTCAAGCCAGATGGAGTCTGTTGACAACAACTTCCTCAAGCAAAACGACCCCCGAATGCCCGTTCTGAACCCAGAGCGGTCCACTCGGACAACCTTTGGTCGAAGCTGACTCTCTCGGGAGCGGCTTCGTTAGCTATCCTTTAAGGAGAAAGTAATGGCTACTTCAGCTACTCCAATGGGGGCCGAACCTGTAGGCACGCTTAGTGCTTCTGGTTCGTTCACCGGAAAAGTACGCCATATTAAGATTGCCTCAGGCTATGCTACGGGCATCTTTTATGGTGATTTTGTAAAGCTGGTTTCGTCTGGAACGGTAGAAAAGGCGGCGGTTACGACTGCGGCTGTTGCGGGTACGGTTGGCATTTTTGTCGGCTGTGCTTACACCGATCCAAACACCAACCAGAAGACGTTCAGCCAACAGTGGCCTGCCTCTACGGTAGCCTCTGACGCGGTTGCCTACGTCGTTGACGATCCCAAGCTCCTGTTCCAAATGCAGGGTGATGGATCTATTGCTCAGACTGGTCTGGGTAACAACGTCCAAGCAATCAGCACTGCTGGATCAACCGCTATCGGACGAAGCAAGAATGCTTTGGACGCCAGCTCAATCGCAACAACCAACACGTTCCCGCTTCGTATCATCGACTTTGTGGACGGTCCCGAGAGTGCGGTAGGTGATTCCTTCACCGACTGCGTCGTGACCTATTTGCCGCTCAGCCATGCCTACGAAACGGCACTTGGCGTTTAAGGAGGTCTGAGAAATGGCTATTTCACGCGCACAAATGCTGAAAGAACTGCTCCCCGGACTGAACGCTTTGTTTGGTTTGGAGTATGAGCGGTACGACGATGAGCACACGATGATTTACGAAACTGAATCATCTGAGCGCTCATTTGAAGAAGAAGTGAAGCTGTCTGGATTCGGTGCGGCACCGGTCAAAGCTGAAGGCGCGGCCATCAGCTACGACTCTGCACAAGAGTCTTTCACTGCTCGCTATAACCACGAAACCATCGCCCTTGGCTTCTCAATCACCGAGGAAGCTATGGAAGATAACCTGTATGACTCTTTGTCTGCTCGTTATACCAAGGCGCTGGCTCGGGCTATGGCTCACACCAAGCAGGTTAAAGCGGCCAACCCGCTTAACGACGGCTTTACGTCTTACAACTCTGGTGACGGCGTAACGCTGTTCAGCACATCTCACCCGCTGGTAAACGGTGGCACCAACTCCAACCGCCCCACCACTGCGGCTGACCTGAATGAGACCTCGCTGGAAGATGCTGTGATTAACATCGCCGCATTTACCGATGAGCGTGGTCTGCTGATCGCGGCACGTCCTCGTCGTCTGATCGTTCCACCCGCGCTTCAGTTTGTAGCAACTCGCTTGCTTGAGACTGAGGGTCGAGTTGGCACGGCTGACAACGACATCAACGCCCTTCGCAACAACGGCTCGATTCCGGAAGGTTACTCAGTCAACCACTTCCTGACTGACACCAACGCCTTCTTCATCATCACCGATGTACCGAACGGCATGAAGCACTTCCAGCGTACTGCGCTGGAGACTTCAATGGACGGCGACTTTGATACCGGCAACGTCCGATACAAGGCTCGCGAGCGATACAGCTTCGGCGTATCCGATCCTCTGGGAATCTACGGCTCGCCCGGAACTTCCTAATAGCACGGGGGCTTCGGCCCCCTTTTATTCCTGACTAATTGTTCCACATGGAACATTAGACCCACCCAGACAGGAGACTCACATGGGTACTACTACTTTTTCCGGGCCTATTAAGGCCGGAACCATCAAAGACACCACCGGTACTACAGTCGGAACCGACAAGGCTAACGTCGGCTTTGTGCTTATGGCGCAAAGCGCCAACGTCGTTTTTGGCGACGATGGCACCGAGACGGTTGTTGCCACTGTTCCTGCGAATAGCCAGCTTTGGCAGGTCAGCGTGGATGTCACTACCGCTTTTGACGCGGCCACCACTAACACGTTTGACATTGGTGACGGCACTACTGCTGACAAGTACGCTGACGCGCTAGATGTTAGCTCTGCGGCAAGATTGCTTGCCACATCTGACGTGAGCCAGCTTGGTAACTTGGTTGACATTGGTACGACGGATGTTGACGTAACCGTTACCTACAACCAGACAGGCACTGCCGCTACGGCTGGCGCCGCAACGGTTACCGTTCTGTACCTCCAAAACAGAAACCTTTCTTAATCAGCTCGGGGGCGTAAGCCCCCTTTTTGGAGGACAAAATGGCTGACACAGTTACCAGTCAGACAATAGAAGACGGCCCCCGCACCGCAATCTTTGCGTTCACCAACGTCAGCGACGGCACAGGCGAATCTGCTGTGACCAAGATCGACGTGTCCGCTCTCTCCAATAACCCCGTTGATAATGGCGCATGTACCAGCGTGAATATTGAGCGCGTTTGGTATTCAACCATTGGCATGGGTGTTGAGATTTTGTTTGACGCGACGGCAGACGTTTTAGCTTGGGAGCTTCCTGCTGACTACTCAGACTCACTGGACTTTTCCTCATTTACGGGCATCCGCAACAATGCTGGATCCGGTAAGACGGGTGACATTAAGTTTACGACCGTAGGTCACACTAATGGCGACTCTTATACAATCGTCCTGCAAGTAAAAAAGAACTACGGCTAATGCGGCTGTATTACAAGAAGGGCGGCAAAACAAAGTCGAAGGTAAATGAAGCTGGAAACTACACTAAGCCCTCTTTACGGAAGCGGCTATTTAACAAAATCAAAGCTGGGGGAAAAGGCGGTAAGCCGGGGCAGTGGTCCGCAAGAAAGGCCCAAATGCTCGCAAAGCAGTACAAAGAGGCTGGCGGAGGCTACAAGGACTAATGGCGCTCAAAAAACCGCAAAAGTCACTCAAGAAGTGGACAAAGCAGAAGTGGCGCACAAAGTCCGGCAAGCCGAGCACCCAAGGCTCGAAAGCGACGGGCGAAAGGTATTTGCCTGAAAAAGCGATTAAGTCTTTGTCTTCTAGCGAGTATGCCGCCACTACCCGGAAGAAGCGTGCAGATACCAAGAAAGGCAAACAGCACTCTCAGCAACCCAAGAAGGTTGCCAAAAAGACGGCGAGGCATAGGAAGTAATGCGACAGTATTACAGCAAGGGCGGTCGAGTCGATAAAAAAGCGATGTCCTGCAATAAGCCAAAGCGGACGCCAAATCATCCGAAAAAGTCGCACATCGTAAAGGCATGTGAAGGCGGCAAGGAAAAGGTGATCCGCTTTGGCCAGCAGGGCGTCAAGACCAATCAGACGGTTGGTCAGCGCAAGGCGTTTAAGTCGCGTCATGCCAAGAACATAAAAAAGGGAAAGATGTCTGCGGCCTACTGGGCGGACAAGGTTAAATGGTCGCCCAGCAAGACCAAGTCTCAATCCAAGAAATGGAAGAAAGGTAGCTGACATGGCGATTAGCAGGGCGCAGACATCAAAGCAAACTCAAAACGCACCGAGATCCAGAAAGAAGCAGGAGAAGGTTAGCAAGGTCATGCGTGAGTTTGAAGCTGGCAAGCTAAAGTCTGGCGGCTCAAAAAAGAAAGTGACCGACAAGAAGCAGGCTATTGCCATTGCTTTGTCTGAGGCCGGGCTTGGCAAGAAAAATGGCGGCGTCTTGCCAAAACCAAAGTGCAGGAACGGTATAGCTGTTCGCGGAAGAACTAGAGGGCGGGTTGTATAAATGGCTACGAGCGGAACGACCGGCTTTACTCTTGACCTGTCAGACATTATCGAAGAGGCGTATGAGCGTGCGGGCCTTGAGCTACGAAGTGGCTATGACTACAAAACTGCTCGCCGCAGTCTTGATCTGCTCATGCTTGAGTGGCAAAACCGGGGCCTTAATCTCTGGACGGTACGGGACACCACGGTGGCTCTTGTTGCAGGGACGGGATCATACAACCTTAGTGCTGACAAGTTAGACATTATCGAGGGACTGCTTCGCACGGACGCAGGAGATAGCTCCAAGCAGTCTGACTTGACCATGCAGAGAATCTCTGTCAGCCAGTACGCGCATCAGACGAATAAATTAACCCAAGGGCGCCCTTTGCAATACTATGTTGAGCGCAAGCCAACGGGTATTACTGTGCACTTCTGGCCAGTGCCGGACGCCACAACCAGCTACACCTTTGCGTACTACTACATGGAGCGCATTGAGGATAGCGGAAGCCCTGCTTCTAACAACATGGATGTGCCGGCTCGTTTCCTTCCCTGTCTGGTTGCGGGGTTGGCATATCAAATTGCCAGCAAAAGGCCGGAGGCGCTACAACTAGCTCCAACCTTGAAGCAGGTTTATGAAGAGCAATGGAGCTTGGCGGCAGACGCGGCAAGAGAAAAGGCGTCCTTGTATGTGGCACCCGGAGGCTATAACGACCTATGAGCAGTTATGCCAAGGGGAAGCACGCATTCGGGTTTTGCGACAGGACGGGTTTCCGCTATCCGATCAGAGACCTTGTCAGACAAATTGAAGATGGGCGCTGGAATGGCCTACTGGTTGGTCGAGATGTGGTTGATCAAGATCAGCCTCAGCTCAAGCTAGGAGATGTCAATGCAAGCGATCCTCAGGCGCTTAGGTTCCCAAGGCCAGACAATAGCCTTGACGAAAGCAGGTCATTGTCCGCTTTTGATCCGGTTGGCGGCGGCAATACTGCTCTTGGTAGTAGGACTGTTGGCCTCGACATGGCCGGACAAGTAGGCCGCGTCACGGTGGAGATATCCTGATGGCTTTTACCTATACCACGCTGAAGCAGGCGATTCAGGATTATGTTGAGTCAACGGAAACCAGCTTCGTTAACAACCTGCCAACGATCATTACGCAGGCTGAAGACAGGATACTGAAGCGATGTCAGTTGCCAGACTTCAGGCAGAATGTCACGGCGAATATGACCTCCGGAAACCAGTATCTTGCAATGCCGTCAGATTTCTTGACGCCGTACTCGCTTGCAATAGACAACTCTGGGTACGACTACCTGCTCTTTAAAGATGTCAACTTCGTTCGTCAGGCATACCCGTCATCTTCTACTACGGGCACTCCAAAGTGCTACGCAATTTTCAGCGACACTTACTTTTTGATCGGGCCGACCCCGGACAGCAATTACGCGGTAGAGCTTCATTACTTCCACAAGCCGGAGTCCATCACGGTCGCGTCTTCTGGAACGAGCTGGCTTGGCGACAATGCCGAGTCTACTTTGCTTTATGGCTGTCTTGTTGAGGCGTATACCTATCTCAAGGGAGACGCCGACCTCATGCAGTTATATGCTCAGCGTTACGAAGACGCCATATCAAGGTTGGAGGAGCTGGGTGAGGGTTATAGCACCACGGACAGTTACCGTAGCGGCGCAGTGAGGAAGCCTAGAAGCTAATGCTGGAGTTGAGCGTAGGCACCGTTAGCGTCCAAACCACCAGTAATAGAGGCTTTACTCCGGAAGAGGTTGCGGAGAGGTGTCTCGATAAGATTATTAGCGTGTCGGAATCCGCCCCTCAGGCTTTGCGGGATCAGGCGCTGTCTTATCGCAAGAGCATCCGTGCTGTCTTGCTTTATTACATGAAAGAGGCGATCAGCAGTGATCGCACCACTATTTATAACGCTCTGGTTGATGCAGGGCAAAAAGACCTAGCCGAAGCGATCAGGAGGCTTTAAATGGCATTTACCGGA